GACGCGACGAAGTTCGTCAAGCGAGCCTGAACCGACTAGACGAGTAGAGGGAACGAACGATGGCAACATTTACAGTCACGCATCAGATGGTGCTTGACAATGTTGCCGTCGTTCAGACTCTCGAAAACACTGACATCGCGATCGGTCAGACGATCACACTGTCAGGATGTGCAGCACAGCTCAACGGCGCTCACATCGTCTTCGCTGTACCGACCTACCTGTTCCTCGGAACAGATGAAGAAGGCGACTACCTTTTTGACTCGGATGTCATCATCCCGAACCAGCTGCTCTTCCAAGATGTCGGCGACGACCTCCCTCGAGAAGCAGTCACTCCAGTCGGCTCCCTAGTCTGGACACAGACCTGCACATGGATCACAGTCAGCGATCTCACCGAGTTTCTCGGCATTAGCGGAGCCACCGCCAACGACACAGCCTTCATGACCTCATCAGTTAATGCCAGTAATGCATGGTCATTTAAACGCAGAGTTCAGGCCGGCTACCACGACAGTCTCACGACCGTCCCTGACGCTGCAGTCAAAGCTGGAGTCGTGCTCATGGCTGCAAGCTTGTATCGAGAGCGCGGAAGTTTGGACTCCTTTAACAGTTTCCAAGACATGAACATCAGCGCACCTGTCGCTTCAATGGGTAGAATCAACCAGTTGCTCGGCATCAAGAGATCGCAAGTGGCATGAGATGGCAGGCATCTTCACAGAAACGATTGATGCTGTCTCAGCGACGATCACAGCTCTCGGCCTTGTGCCGGTCACTGACCCTCGGAACGCTCGACCTCTTACTGTATTCATTGAGCTTCCTACTTTCAGTTCGTTCAATAACCAAACGGCGGACATCACGATTGATCTCCGAGTGTTGGGCGCGCCACCCGGCAACAGCGACACTACGCAGTACATACTCGGAGTCGTTGATCAACTAATGGACTCCTCCCTCGCAGTTATCTCTGGCAGACCTACGATCGCATCAATCGGATCTGCAGAGCTACCTGCTTACGACCTCACAATTAGAATCGGCACTAGCCGCGTATAAAGGACAAAACAATGAGCACAGTTACCTACCTATCCAACCCCACCGTCACCGTCACAAGCCCTTCGGCGATGACGCTCACCGATCATTGCTCAGCAGCGACCTTGACGCTCACCGCTGAGGCACTCGAGAACACGGCCTTCGGTCAGACCTCACGCACCTTCACCGCTGGGCTTTACAGCAATGAGCTCACGCTCACCCTCTTCCAGAGCTACGGCGCGACCGAAGTCGAAACCATGCTGAACACATTGTTCGGTGTCGAATCCACACTCGTCATCAGCCCTGCCGGCGCAACCGAATCAGCATCAAATCCTGAGTACACCTTGACAGGCTGCTACTTGGAAACTGTCACGCCGATCATGGCGACTGTTGGCGAGCTCTCGGTCGTTGAGGCCACCTTCAAGGGCGGATCATTTGCCCGTGATGTCACCTGATCAATAAGTAATCCGAACCCGACTAGGAGAACCAATGAAACTCACACTCAGTGTCAGACTCGCCGATGGCGAAACCTACCAAGTAACGACAAACCTGTTTGTCATTATCTCGTGGGAGCGTAAGTTCAAGCGACGAGCATCAGATCTGTCAAGTGGGATCGGGATGGAAGATCTTGCATACATGGCCTATGAGGCCAGCAAACAGCAAGGTCATCCAGTGCCGATCTCCTTTGATGAGTTTGTCAAGAAATTGGAAGATCTAGAAGTCGTGGAGACTGCGACCGCAGTCCCTACACAGGAGGCCACCGGCGACAACTAGCAGCTCTGCTAGTTGAGACTGGGTTCTGGCCTCCACACATAACATTCGAGACAGACGATCTGGCGACTTGCGTTCAGATCATCAACGAGCAGAGACGGAAAAACTAGTGGCAGCATCAGTCGGAATTGAGTATGACGGACTGAAGCAGGCTCTTCGTGAGATCGGCAAAATTGATCCTGCGCTTCGTCGGCAGATCACTAAGGACATTAAGTCCGCTGCAGACCCTCTCGTCTCCGCCATCAAGGACTCCATTCCGTCGTCGCCACCGTTAACCGGACAGAAGCACAACGGACGCACCGCTTGGAAGAATGAGTCAAAGAACATCGTCGTCAAAGTTGACACGCGCAAAGCTCGCAAACGCAACCTAGAACAAGGCGCACAATTCGAGTCCATCGACACAGTCAGAATCACTGCAAAAGGTGCAGCTCTCTCCATGACCGACATGGCAGGACGAGGCCCGAACCAGACACGCAACAGGAACCCACTTCGAGCACGCCCAAATTTTGCTCAAGATCTGACCAGCAAACTCCGCACACCGTCACGCTTTGTCTGGGCTCGCTCCGATGATTACATAGACGAGATCACTAGAAATGTTGACAAGATCGTCCAAGAAGTGATGGGTCAAGCACAGAAGAGGATCGTGAAACGCTAATGGCTATCAACCTCCCCATCATCTCAGAGTGGAATCCTGCCGGCATCAATCGAGCCATCAACGACTTCAAAAAACTGGAGACCACAGGACAGAAAGCATCTTTCGCCATTAAGAAGGCTGCAGTCCCGGCAGGGCTCGCTCTTGCAGCTCTCGGCGCTGTCGCTTTTGATGCTGTCAAAGCGTTTGCCGAAGATGACGCTGCAGCCCAAAAACTCGGCACGACTCTCAAGAATGTCACCAACTCAACCGATGCACAGATCTCAGCAGTTGAGGAGTTCATCACAAAGACTTCAATCGCTGCAGCAGTCACAGACGACGAACTACGCCCAGCACTCGACAAACTGGTTCGAGGGACAGGAGATGTCACACGAGCCCAAGACCTGCTCAACCTTGCGCTAGATATCTCAACTGGTACAGGGAAGGATCTGGGCGCTGTCTCAGATGCACTGTCAAAAGCGTATAACGGCAACTTTGCAGCACTCAAAAAACTAGACCCAGCACTTGCCTCACTCATTGAAGAAGGCGGAGATGCTGACGAAATCTTTGGTCGTCTTGCCGGAACATTTAAGAACCAAGCCTCAACTGCTGCGAACACGACTCAGGGCAGGATGAAGAGTCTGTCTATTCAGATGGGCGAGTTCAAGGAATCTGTCGGTGCAGCTGTCGCTCCTCTCCTGGAGAAGCTGCTTCCAGCGTTTACATCTCTCGGCAACTTTACTCGAGACAACACAGGACTCGTCGTCGCTTTTGGTGCAGCGTTTGTCGTACTTGCCACGACTGTTCTCGCAGTTAACGCAGCGATGAAAGCGTACGCAGCCATTCAGGCCATCGTCACCGTAGCCACAAACATCCTGACCGCATCCACTTATGCACTGTGGATCGCCACAGGTGTCGCAGTAATCATTGCGATCATTGCTGCACTGGTCGCTTTACAGGTCAAGTTTGACATCTTCGGCAAAACCGTCAACGCAGTCAAAACAGTATTCACTCAGCTTTGGGATGTCGCTCGCTTCGTCTTCGGTGCAATCAAGCAAGGGTTCAGCGAACTCAAAGACCTAGGTGCTTCAATCTTTGACGGCATCGGCGGAGCGTTCAAAGGCGTAATCAACGCAGTGATCGCAGGTCTAGAAGGCGGACTCAACTTCGCCATCAAAGGCCTAAACATCATCCTCGACGGCATTGACAAAGCAGCCGGGCCTTGGGTGAACTTCGGCGAGATCCCGAATGTCAAACTGCCTCGACTAGCTGAGGGAGGCATCACGACAGGCCCCACGATCGCAATGATCGGCGAAAAAGGGCCTGAAGCAGTGATCCCACTTGACAGGCTCGGAAGCATGGGTGGCAACACGATCAACATCACAGTCACTTCGGCAGATCCGAACGCTGTCGTCGCAGCTCTGCAACGCTATGTCCGAATGAGTGGCCCAGTGCCAGTGACCACAAGGCCACTATGAGCAATCAGAACCTCTGGAAGGTGACAGTGGACGGATACAGCCTTCACGGCTTCGTCTATTCGCTGTCATTCTTTAATGGGAAGAAGAGATGGCTGGAGAACTATTCGCCTCAAACGCTGTCGCTTACTATTGACAACTCGACAAACTTGGCAGCATCATTTCTGCCCGGATCAGAGATTAAGGTTTACAGGGACGGAGTTGGCTCAAACAACAACGCTAGGAGCTTCTTCTACACTCAAAGCGTTTCATACGATGACGGCTTCCAGTACGCGTCAGGTGGAGCGACAGCAACGATCACAGCAATTGACCTCTTCGGAGTGTTGTCGCGTGAGCAACTCGTGAATGAAACCCTCGGAGACCTCAACACGCTAGAGCAGCTGTCGCCATATACAGGGCTCATCAGTTTCACAAACGACGGGAATAGTGCTGCTTACCCGACAGCAGATTACACCGGCACGATCGGCGCTCGACTTGCCCAAAATATGCAGACCGAACACGGCCTGATGATCAACTACGGCGACACGATCAAACTATTGGCAAGGTCTCAGGTCGGCGACAATGTTTCGACTCTCTCGTTTGGCGGTGAAGCATCGGCGACAGTGCTCCCTATGAACGCAGTGTTCAGGTCTGCCCTCGGCGATTCGTTCAACAATGTCGTCACAGTGGACGCTCCCGTCGGATCGTACACAGCAACAAACGCTGCAGGAGTCGCTCTCTGGGGAACATGGGCGACAACTACGACACAAGTAGACGGAAGCAGTAGCCAAGTCCAAGGATGCGCCGAATATCTAGCTGCTCTTATGGGCGACGCGTTAAGCGTGAATCAGGTCTACTTTGAGATCCATGTATGGGACTACGCAGTCAACCCTTCAACTCTCACACTGTTCCAGCAGTACAACGACTTCATCAGTCAGAACATAGATGTCGTCTACCGCATCCCCGGCACACCCTCGGACACGACCTACGAATGCGTCATCGAGGGACTACAGATCAACTCAGATCCCGAGAAGACCGAGTATGTGTTCTACCTCACCCCAGCGGAGCTGTATCGTTCATTCATTCTTGACGACGCGATCTTCGGTACTCTTGACAACAACAGACTCAGCTACGGACTAGCAGGGTTTTAAGGAGACAACATGGCTATCCCTACCCTCCCAACATTTACAGCCGGCGAGATTCTGACTTCGGATGTGATGAACGATGTTTCAACACTGGGCAACTATCAAGGGCTTTTCTGGATTAAGTCGCAGACCATCGGCAACGCTGTGTCTAGCGTGACCGTGACAGGAGCTTTCTCATCTGACTTTGATCATTACAAGATTATTGTCCAAGTAAACTCAATCGCAGCAGGTGGCCCATACATGACACTCCAACTTGGGTCAACGACGACTGGATATTATTGGGGCGCGCCAGTTGTGAACTACGCAGCGGCAACTGCTTCGGCTATTTCAACTAACAACGGTGCTTCGTGGAACCGTTTAGGGCCGGGAGGCACTACAGGCATGGCAGGCGTTTACGATGTGTTGAATCCTTTTCTGAGTGAGAACACCGTTATTTCTGGAACTTACGCAGACCCTGCAACTGCTGGATCTGCTGGTGTTGGTTCGGGATATTTGAACAACACAACCAGCTACACGGCTTTCACTGTTGGCGTAACATCGTCAACAATGACAGGCGGAACAATTCGAGTCTACGGATATAGGAACTCACTATGACCCCCGAAGAATACATGGCCCTCTACCCACAAGATTCCGTCTACATCCAAGTAGACGACACCGAACGCCTAATGACTGACGAAGAATATGAAGCATGGGTCATTGAAGGCGTTTACTACAGCAACAATCCGAGATCATGAAAACTCTCGCCGTAATCGCAGCTCTCGCCGTCGTCCTCATGTTCGTCGTCACAGGATGCAATGACCGCACTCGAGACAACTGCAAACAACAACCCACAGCGACAAGGTGCAACCCGTGAAGAAATACACCAACTC